CAGACCTACGACGCCGACAGGGTGACCGAGCTGTACTGGAAGCCTGCGCTCGAGGCGCTGGGGCGTCCGACGGAGATTGCGCCGTTCAAGCCAAACCGTGCAATGCGGCGGCAGAAGCCGAACAAGACTGAGAAGCGCAGGGTCGCTGAACTGGATGCTAGGGGTATTGCGCTGGATGCGGAGATTGGAAAACTGGAGCGCGAGGTGGAGCGCGAGGTTCGGAGATAGATGCGCATTGCGGTGCTTACGCTGACGCGCGACCGGCTGGAGTACAGCCAGCACTGCTTCGCCAAGCTGCGCGAGTTCGCCGGGTGCGAGTACGACCACTTCGTGCTCGACCAGGGCTCGACGGACGACACCCAGCGATGGCTGATGAACGGCGTCTACGCGGGGCTGTCGCTGCAGCGTGAGAACATCGGCATCAGTCGTGGGATGAACCTGTTGCTGGATCTCATCCGGGTGAACCAGGAGCCTTACGACGTCGTCGTGAAGTTCGACAACGACTGCGAACTTACGCAGCCCAACACCTTGCGCGACGTGGCGCAACTGGCGCTCGAGGGTGACGCCATGCTCTCGCCGCGCATCCTGGGGCTCAACAACCCGCCGGCGATGACGGGCGTATTCCTGATCGGCGAGGAACGCATCCTCGACATCCCGCAGATCGGCGGCATCTTCCTGGCAACGCCGGCCACGGCTTTCCACCTCTACCGCTACCCCGATGACGGCCCGGTGTGGGGCATGGACGACGCGCACATCTGCTACTGGTGGCGTGGCAACGGCGGTCGCTGTGGCTACGTCGAACGCTTGAGCGCCAACCACTACGAGACGACTAGCGGCCAGCACGCGCGCTACCCCGAGTACTTCGAGCGCACGTTGGCGGAAGGTAAGCCGAGCCTGTGACCGAGCTGTACGGCCCCGAGTTCTTCGTCGGCCGCTCAGCGACGGTGACGCGCTCCGCGGCGATCGTGGTGCCGGTCATCGTTGATCTCTTCCACCCGCAGTCGCTGCTCGACGTGGGCTGCGGGCAGGGCGAGTGGCTCGAGGCGTTCGGGCTCGATGACATGGAGGGCGTGGATATCGCAGCGCCCGAGCCGTGGCAGCGGTTCGACCTGACCGAACGGCTAGACCTCGGCCGCACCTTCGACCTGGTGCTCTCGCTCGAGACCGGCGAGCATCTGCCCAAGACGGCCGCGCAGGAGTACGTAAAGTCGCTCATCCGTCACAGCCGCACCATCGTCTTCTCGGCGGCGGTGCCGGGCCAGGAGGGCAAGGGCCACATCAACTGCCAGCCGCATGAGTACTGGCACGACAGGTTTTACATCCTCGGCTACGACGTATTCGACATCGTCCGTCCGTACATCCGTCACCCCGACGTGTCGCCGTGGTACCGAGACAACATCTTCGTGTATCAGCGTCGATGATCGTCGACTTCGACGACTACTGTGAGAGTGAGAACCGCCTCGACTTGCTCGAGCGCTTGCGCGACGGCAACCCGGAGTTTCGGTGCACGCTGTTCGCGATTCCGGGTCGCGGTTCGGATGCGTTCTGGGAAGCGACGCCCGAGTGGTGCGAGCTCGTCCCTCACGGTTGGGAACACCCAACCCCGACCGAGTGCTCCAACTGGCCGCGCTGGAAGATCGAGCAGGTACTCGACTCCGAGCAGGTGCAGGCGTACTTCACGAACGGCTGGAAGTCGCCGGGCTGGCAGTCAAGCGGGCCGATCTACGAGGTTCTCGGTGAGCGCGGGTGGTGGATTGCCGAGCACTGGGAGAACGAGGCGCGGCTGCCGGAGGGGCTACGCCGGCACGTCATCCAGCCCTCGTATCGCGAGTCGCTGCATCACTGGCATGGGCACATTCCGAACGTGTGCGGCAACGGGATCGAGGAAACGTTCGACGAGCTGCTCGAGCGAGTGGAGCAGGCCGACTCCTTCGAGTTGATTAGCGAGGTGGTGAAGTGAAGGTCAGGCCAGCCGACATCGAGGCGTACCAGAACACCTGGGAACTCGACCAGATGCTTGCCGTGGTTGAGCGCTTGCAGCCGAGGCGAGTGCTCGAGGTCGGTACGATGTGGGGCGGCACGCTCTGGCACTGGCTGCAGTTCGCCGACATCGTCGTCTCGGTCGATGACGAGATGCGCCGCGCAGAGGACTGGGCGCAGTGGGCAGACGAGGCGGACGCCGAGCTCGTGCTCTTGCAGGGCATGTCGCAGGATCCAGCGCTCATCGAGCAGGCTCGCGAACTCGGCCCGTATGACTTCATCTTCATCGACGCCGACCATCGCTACGACTCGGTCAAGGCCGACTGGGAGAACTACCGGGGCATGATCGCCGAGGATGGCATCTTCGCCTTCCACGACACCCAGCACATCGGTGACCCCTCGTACGGCGTTGAGCGGCTGTGGAACGAGATCACCGCCGAGCCGGACGCGCGCTGGTTGCACATCGTGATGACGCATCACTGCGGCATCGGCCTGCTTTGGCTGTAAAGCTTTCCATCGTCATCCCGACTCTGGGGCGATCGACGCTCGAACGTGCGCTTGCATCGTGTGCTGACGCCGATGAGATCGTGGTGGTGCTGGACACGGCCCGCGGGGGGACGCTTCCGTGCCGATTGCCTGTAAGCGCTTCTCTCGTCGAGGGGTGCTGGGGTATCACCGGGGGCCACGGAGGCCGTCAGGAGGGCATACAGCGCGCTACCGGCACGCACATCGCATTCTTCGATGACGACGACGAGTACACGCCGGGTGCCATCGAGTTGATGCGCGACGCCGCTTGCGAGCGGCCGGTGATCTTTCGCATGGATCACTACGCGCACGGGGTTCTCTGGCGTGAGCCTGTGCTGAGGTTCGGGAATGTCTCCACGCAGATGTACGTCGTACCGAATGATCCAGGACGCTTTGGCTCGTGGACGCCGTACGCGCCCGGCCTACCCGAGCCGGGAGGCGACTTCACCTTCATTCGTGAGACGGTGGAGAAGATGGGGGCGCCAGTGTGGAGGGAGGAGATCACGTCGGTAATTCGCCCCGAGCTGCACAGCCCTTCCATCTCCATCGTCACTCCCTGGCAAGACCATCTAGAGCTCGAGGGCGACTACTTCGAGGCGGTGGGTGTACGCCGGGGGATGGACGAGGTGATCGTGGTCGACAACAACTCGGCACCGCCTCTGCCATTCGGGACGATCCAGGTGGGTACGAACCTTGGCTTCGCCAGAGGGTCGAACCTCGGCTTGCAGGCAGCGTCGCGAGACGTGGTGCTGTTCCTCAACAACGATGTCAGGATGCTGCGCTCCCACTGGCTCGAGGAGATCAGGGAGGCGGTGGCAGATGGCGTGCTCGCCGGGCCGCTCAGGTTCGACAACCACGCGCGGGTGGACGAGCATTCACTTCCTTACGTGGACGGGTGGTGCCTGGCCGGGATGCGTGAGGATCTTCTGGAGCTCGGAGGCTTCGACGAGGATCTGGCGGAACCCGCCTACTACTCGGACAACCTCCTATGCCTGGAGGCGAGGGCACACGGGATGACCTTGCGCGACGTGCGCGTGGGTCTGCAGCACCTAGAGAATGTCACGGCAGGCTCTCAGTTCGAGCCAGCGGTGCAAGCAGCGGCGACAGCGAATCGGGCTCGCTATGAGGCCCGTGTCCGCGAGTTACTCGCGGTGGTCTAAGACTCGAAAGGAGTCGCCGTGCCAAAGTTCATCTCGACCGACTGGAAGGTGGTCGTGAACAGCGTGACGCTCAGCGATCACGCGTTCGACGTCCAGATCGGAAACGAACGAGAGCAAGTAGACGTCAGCGGTTTCTCACCGACGGGAACGCGTGAGTTCCTGCCTGGCGTCAAGGATCAGACGATCACCATTTCCTTCCTCAACGACTTCGCCTCGGGCTCCGTACACGCGACGATCTGGCCGTTGTGGGAGGGTGGCTCGAGCTTCCCGATCCTCGTGCAGCCGGACTCGGACGCCGGCACGTCTGCGTCCAACCCGACGTATTCGGGGACGGCCAACGTGTTCACCTACCCGACCTCGGCCACGCTCAACGAGCGAGCGGAGACGGTCGTTGAGTTCAAGCCTGCGGCGAACGCGAGCTTCGACTGGTCTTCTCCGTGATCTAGTGGCTAGCCGGGCGATCGAAGTTCACGGCCTCGACGACCTCGTTGGTGCGTTCAGGGACATGCCGAACGAGGTCGTCGAGGAGTTCGTGGACGAGCTCACAGAAGCCGCGAACCCCGTAAAGCTCTCGGCTCAGGCGAAGGCGCCACGGAGCATGAGCGGTATGACCAGGCCGACTGACAGCAACAGAGCCTGGTCACTCATGCGCGTTGGTGTCTCGCGCAGGGACGTAACCGTGTGGGTCGCCCCTGACTTGCGTAAGGGGCGGCGCAAGCAGAGCCAGCGACAGAAGGACGCGTTCTCGGAGCAGATGCAGGCGGGCGCACTTGACCCGGCGCTGCAAGAGAACACCGAACGAGTAGAGAAGCGGATCGAGGACATGATCGACCGCATCGCAGATAGCCACGGCTTCTAAAGGAGCAGCGACATGAGCGAACTGGAAACCCAGACGAGGATCACGGTAGAGGGAACGCCGTATGCCATACCGGCACTCGATACCCTCAACATCCGAGAGGGCAAGACGATGAAGCGCCACTCGGGGATGACGCTCGATCAGGTCTTCGAGGTGGAGGGGCTCGACGCGGGAGTGATCGGAGGGCTTCTGGCAATCGCCATTCAGCGCTTCGACGCCTCCATCACCGACCGACAGGTCGACGAGATGGTGGACAGGGTCAACCTCTTCGCCGTCATGGAGGAACTCGCCGCTGTGCCGGATGCGATGTCGGACCCTACGTCGGCCGAAGCCCGGCCTCTCGAAAGCGAATCCAAGACAAGCAACGACGAGCCAACCACATCTTCTGGGAACGGTGGAGGCGACGATTCGGCTCCCTCCCAGGAGCCGTGGAGCCAGCCCTCTACTGGCAACCCGGACTCGGCTTACGACCCGATGACATTGGAAGCCTGACGCCCGACCAACTGATGGATGCTTTCGAGTACGCATCTAGGGGAGTGAACTGATGGCGCAGAAACTGATCGTGCAGATCATCGGTGACTCCAAGTCGTACGAGCGTGCGCTCGGGCGCTCGTCACGGGCCACGACAGCCTTCGGGCGTACCGTGAAGTCGACGACTGGCACCTTCGGAGGCTTCGCCAAGGGGGCGCTTGCCACCGTAGGTGTGGCTGTGGGGATTCGCGCCGTTGGGGGTGCGCTGACTTCGGCCGTCAAGTCGTCCACCGACTTCCAGGCATCGCTGCAGAAGATGATCGGTTTGTCGGGCGTAGCCGAAGGCGCCATCGCTGGTCTACGCCAGGACGTGCTCAAGCTCGCACCCGCGGTAGGTCGAGCGCCGCAGGAACTGGCCGATGCTCTGTTCTTCATCACGTCTTCGGGTGTCAGCGCCGCCAATGCGCTCGGAGTGTTGGAGGTATCGGCCAAGGCATCTGCCGCCGGCCTGGGTGAGACCAAGGTCGTGGCAGACGCCGTCACCTCGGCGTTGAACGCGTACGGGCAGTCGAACATCACCGCAACGCAGGCGACCGACGTGCTGGTCGCAACCGTGCGTGAAGGTAAGGGTGAAGCTTCGGAGTTCGCGGGGGTGATCGGCAACGTGGCCGCGATCGCTGGCGAGCTCGGCGTGAGCTTCGATCAGGTCGGCGCATCACTTGCGGCCATGACGCGGCTGGGCACCGACTCTCAGACCGCCGCCATTCAGTTGCAGCAGGTGTTCTCGGCGCTGCTGAACACGTCACCGCAAGTCGCCAAGGCTTTCAAGAGCGTGGGCCTTAATCTCGACGACACCCGTAAGCAGATCGCCCAGCCGGGCGGGTTCCTCCCCGCGCTTAGGACAATCAAGGACGCGTTCGGTGACAACACCGTGGCCTTGCGGCAAGCGTTCCCCGAGATCAGGGCATTCCGTGGGGTGCTGGCGCTGGTCGGTAAGCAGTCCGCGCCAGTGGCTGCGATCTTCGACAGGCTCTCAAGGAGCACTGGTTCCCTAGGGTCGGCATTCAACGCGATCACGAAGACGCAGGCGCAGCAGTTCGCCCGGCTCAACGCCTCGCTTCAGGTCTTCAAGATCACCCTGGGGTCAGCGCTCGCTCCCGCGATTCTCGATGTCGTCAAGCCGCTGAACCAGTGGCTGTCGGTGTCGAAGAACCAGGAGACGGTGCAGCGGAGGATTCGCGAGACGGTCAAGACCGTGGTCAGCACGATCAGAACCCTGGTAGACGTGCTGAAACCGCTCGTCACCACGATCCACAACGTAGTGCAGCAGCTCGGCGGGTTGAAGGAAGTGCTCAAGGGGCTGGCGGTCTTGTGGGCGGTGAGCAAGGTTGTCAACTTCACGGCGGCGATCACCGGGTTGGGACTCTCCTCGAGGAAACAGGCAGTACGCGTAGCGGCTCTGCGGCGACAGCTCATGCTGCTGTCCGCCATTGGCGTGATCGCGGTAGGTGTCGAGCTGCTCATCCACAAGGAAGAGGTCGACAAGACGGTCAAGGATTTCCTTCGAGGGCACGGGCTCGGGTTCCTGACTGGTGGGCAGATCAAGATCTCCCCGAAGGTCGACGTCGCCAAGTTGGTGATCCTGCGCAACAGGATCGCCGACGCCGTAGGCGAGACCGACCTCATGGTCGTGGCGCTCGACAAGGTCATCGACAGGCTGGACAAGGCGGCAGCTGCAGCCACCGGCTTCAACACCGCGTTGACGCCCTCCGAGCATGGCCGCGGGCGGTTGGGGGGAGTGGCTCCCACGATTGTTGAGACGGTGCCCACGAAGAGGATCGTGGCTGACGCCAAGGATGCCGGGAAGAAAGCCGGGAACACCGCGAGGAAGGCGTTTGAAAGAGCAATGGCAGGTCTCGAAATCCTGGAGGCTCAGGCGCTGCGGACGAAGAGTTTGCAGGACGACCTCGCCGTGCAGAAGGCGATGGAGCGAGTGATACGGGCTCGCCTTGCTGTTACCAAGAACGATCTCGATTTGCAGAAGCAACTGGTGGACGTGCAGAACCAGCAGCTCGAGATTCAGAAGCAGATCACCGAGAGCCGACGCACGGCTCGCAATGCCGCTGCGTTCAAGCGTCTTGGGTTGACGGCGGAAGGTGATAAACCCACGCCGGGAGGCCCGGCACTACTGAAGCGAGCGCTTGGGCTGCAGCGGCAGATCAAGGGCACGATCCTCGATACGCCCAAGACCAGGGGGATCCTGAAGAAGATCATCGCCGAGCTGAAGCGGAACCTAAAGGGTGCTTCTCAGGCGGTGCGCGCCGCCATTCTGGAGATGCTCAACGATATCTCTGGGGCGTTTGACGAAGGCGCGAAGAAGGGGCCACTGACATCGACCCACGGCCTAGCTACAGCGCAGATCATCAAGAACCTCGGATTGAGTCCTGAGCAGGCCGACGAGATCCAGCGGCGACTGGCGCACGCTACCACCCCCGGCCGCAGGGCCACGAACGCTCCCGGTGCGAGTGGCGGGCCTGATCGGCGGCGGGGTCGTGGCGGTGAAGGATTCTTCGTCGAGTCGCACACCACCATCAACCTCGACGGCCACCAGGTCGCCAACGTTGTTACCCGCCAGCAGCAGAAGGCCAAGCGGCGCAACCCGAAACAGAAGCGCGGCCCGCACCGTAACTGATGGGAGTCATGGACTCACCCGGTGCCGGTCGGGTCTTGATCGCGCTCGCTGACGGCCCACTGGTCGCAGAGCCAACGTGGACGCGCTACGACAACATTACGGCTTGCCGCTGCTACGGGTTCGACTCGTTCGCCGGCAGGCAGTCCGAGCTCGACACGACCGACACGGGTTCAGCGACCGTCTACTTCCACGACCAGAATGGCACACTCGATGACGACGATCTTGTCGGACTGCAGATCATGCTGCAGCTATTCAACCCTGTGCTCGCACAGTGGGAGCCGCGCTGGCGCGGGCACATCGACGACATCCAGGCCAACCTCGTGGATGTCCCTGGCATTCCGCTGGCGAACGCCAGCATCACCGCTACCGGGATCTTCGATCTGCTCGGCGGGATGAAGATGGTCGTGACCGATCCTCCGTCCTTCGGCGAGGCCCTGCCGGGTGCGATGGTTGGTGTGTCCTTCTACGAGGACGAGCCGGTGAACGACCGCGTCATTGCTCTTCTCCTAGATGCGGGGATCGCCGCATCAATGGAAGTCCACACGTCGGGGAATGTGGACGTGAACGAGACGCTGTACGACCCCGACGACGTGGTGCTGATGGCGCTCAGGGATACAGCCGATGCCGAGTTCCCCGGTGGCGTGGCGAACCTGTTCGAGAATCGCTTCGGCCAAGTCGTGTGGCTGGGGCGCTTCGCCAGATTCGACCCCGAGGGAACGGCCAGCGACATCCCCGGAGAGTGGGAGTTCGTGCGCTGGGATGCCGCGACCAACGAGGACGTCACGACCGGCGTCGCGCAGATCCGCTCCTTCGCCTACAACCGGCCACGCTCGAGGATCATCAACTCGTTCCTCGCATACCCACGAGAAGACGAGAACGGAGTCGAGTTTGACCGTGCGCTCATCCCCGACCTACAGAAGACCGACCCGACCTCCATCACCCAGTACGGCTATCGCGGCCAGGAGGCACCCGACCTGATCATCCGGGCGCACAAGACGAACGGGAACACGGGAGCCGAGGAGTGCCAGGTGTTCGGCAACTTCTACGTGACCAACTATGCGACGGCTAAGAAGGCAGTGCAGGAAGTCACCTTCTCGTCGCTACCGCCAGCCGACGCTCGCGCAGCGGCTACGTGGGATCTGATGGCTCGGTGCGACATCTCACACGTCATCAACCTAACCGTTGATGAAGCGGGGCTCGCTGACGTGGCGTTCTTCGTCGACGGGATCACAGTCGAGTGCCGCGTCCTGAACACGGGCTACGACCTTGTAACCGTCACCCCGAACCTGACGCCGGCTACCTACTACGGCGACGTACCGGACGAGTTTTGAGCGAGATCCCCTACCACCACTGGACGCATCGTCCGAAGAACCAGGGCGGCACTGACCCCATCGAGTCGCTGGCCGAGTGGCCGGTGAAAATCTTCTCGGACGCGATGGAGGTCGAGGTTACCTCGGGCGAGGACGCGTTCGTATGGGAAGTCCCCGAGGATCTCCACGGGTGTGAACTGCTGAAAGTCGAAGCGTTCGTTACGACCTCTGGGGCGACGGTTGAGGTGGGGATCCTCAACCGCACGACCGCCAACGAGATGCTGTCCACGGTCGTCACCATCGACGGCGGGGATCTCAACTCGAAGGACTCGGCCACCCCGCACGTCGTCGACCTCGCCAACAACGTGGTGAGCTGGGGCGACCACCTGGAGATCCACGTTGACGCCGCCGGTGGCAAGGGACTTGGCGTGCACATGTACTTCAAGGCCGGGGTGGACTCGGTGCAGGCTGTTTCGGGTCCGACGGGCGCCGAAGGCCCGGAGGGGCCGACAGGCCCGACAGGCTCGACAGGCCCGCAGGGCGACCCTGGCGGGATCACCGCTTTCACCGGCGAGTGGGTCACGGCGACCGGTTACACCGCTCAGGAGTCGGTCTCGCACCTCGGATCGAGCTACGCCGCCATCGACAACCACACCTCGGGAGCAACTTCGGAGCCGGGAGTCGGTGCGAACTGGGAGGATCACTGGCAACTGCTCGCTAGTGGTGGCTCGTCGGACGCTGTTGACATCGACATCGCCGACGCCGGCACGTACTTCACCTCCACCGACGTCGAGGGTGCGCTGCAGGAGCTCGGCGCTGCGATGGGGGGCGGTGGGCTGTTCGATGCCTACGCGCTCCTCAGCGATGTCAAGTCCGCTGGCACCGACGGTGGCACCTTCACCTCGGGAGCATGGCGCACGCGCGACCTGAACACCGAGGTCGACCCGGATGGGATCGTGACACTCTCGTCTAACCAGTTCGCCCTGGCGGCTGGCACCTACTTCATCAAGGCTCAAGTTCCTGGCTACGCCGTCACCTTCCACAAGGCCAAGCTGCGCAACATCACAGACTCAACCGACGACCTCATCGGGACGGCCTGCGAGAACAACGTCACCAGTTCTCGGCTCGGGCATAGCTTCATCGCTGGGCGGATCACAATCGCAGGCACCAAGACCTTCGAGATCCAGCACCAGTGTTCGGTCACCGAGACCACCGACGGCTTCGGGCGCGCGGCGGGGTTCAGCCTTTCCGAGGTCTATACGCAAGTGGAGATCTGGCGCGAGCCGTGATTACCGCCCAGGGCAGTGTCGGCTCTGCCTTCGTCCGCAATGCATCAAGCCCACGCGAGGTCTCGGTCACGCTTGGAGCCACTGTGCCCGTGGGCGACTTCCTTGTCATCTGGTTCGTTACGCACACGGCATGGAACATCGCGATTCCGACTGACTCGTACAACTGGGCCTTCGCCTACGACGACAAGCTCAACCCATGGACGCTGGTCGCGGCGACGCAGCACTCGGACACGACGGACGGCGGCGTCATGGTTCACATGCACGTCGCGGAGGTACAGCGAGCCCTTACATCGGGCGACAAGGTGTACGCGCGGGTCGGCAACCACTTCTCCGGCAACACCTGGGCTCGAGCGATGAGCGTCGAGCAGTTCTCGGTCAGCGCCGGCAACCGGCTGGCGATCAGCGGGGAGGGGTTCACAGCCAACAGCGACGGCAGCCCGAGCGATCCTGCGGCCATCTCCTTCGACTTTCCCGGCCCCGATCGCGAGGTGCTGTTCATACACGGCCTCGGGTTTCGCGGGCCAGTCACGGACACCTTCACCTGGGACTCGGACTACACACAGATCGTGGCGGCGGGGTCGAACACCGGGACGCCGAACGACGACCGCACCATCATGGGCGGCTATCGCATCGACACCCTCTCGGGCAACGCGGACTCGGTAGATGTGACTTCTACGACCGACCGCTCCTGGGCACAGGTCATGCAGGCGCTCGTTGAGGTCCGGCAGCCGGTCGGGTTTCCGATCAGCCCAGTCCGCGATGACTTCAACCGCGCGGACGAGTCGCCGCTCGACGGCGGGCTCTGGTACACGGATCGCAGGAGCTTCGGCTCCGACATGCTCGACCTCACGAGCAACCAGACATCGGGCGGCGGCGGTTCTCAGTTCATCGGTGAGCTCGAGCGCTGCCAGGAGGTGTACGGGACGATCACGGACTGGTCCGACTCCGTGATCCACTTCAACGCTGACGGCGATGTCGCGCTCGCGAACTTCGAGGCGCGTGGCGCGGAGTGGATGAACCCGCACATCGACCAGCTCGAGGCTCACTGTGTGCAGTTCGGCCTCGTTAACTCGATCTTCGGGCGGATCGACCACAGGATGCTCTCCTACCCGGTCGGCGACATCTACCCATCTGACCCCTCCGACGGCGTGAAGATGGGAATCCGGCGGGCGCGGCAGGCGGAACTGTACGTCGACCACCTATTCCTCGACACGCTGGACGGCGACGGCTGGCGCTGCATGGGTTCGATGTGCGTCAGCGTGAACAGCGGTGTGGCGTTCGAGGGGCGCATGTCCATCGGCACGGTTTCGGGCAAGTGGGACGACTTCGGCGGTGGCGAGATCCCCTGCTTTGAATGGATCCCGCAGATTTACCGGCGGCAGTGGGAGTTCGAGGGGGTGCCACTTGGCTGATCGGTTTGAGAGTTCGGGGAGGTTTCGTCGCTGCGGTCTCCCCGTTCACGGCGGCTCTTACTCCCGTGGGAG